AGAAAATCCTGGTTCTGATCTAAAAGCACCTTCTAAAAAGAAGGGTAACAAAAGAAGAGCATCATTCTGTGCAAGAATGAAAGGTATGAAAAAGAAGTTAACTTCTGCTAAAACGGCAAGAGATCCAGATAGTAGAATCAATAAATCATTAAGAGCTTGGAATTGTTAAATCGTTATCATTTTATAAATATCTATTACAAATTGTAAAAAAATTCTTTATTTTTATGAGTGAAGTATATCTTGGTAATCCTAATCTAAAAAAAGCAAATACACCGATCCAATTCACTGAGGAACAAGTTATTGAGTTTCTCAGATGTAAAGAAGATCCGGTGTATTTTGCCCATAAGTATATTAAAATTGTTTCTTTGGATGAAGGTCTAACACAGTTTCACCCATATGATTTTCAAGAGAAACTGATTCATAATTTTCATGATAATAGATTTAATATCTGTAAGATGCCTCGACAGACTGGTAAGTCTACAACTGTTGTATCTTATTTACTACATTATGCAGTATTTAATGATAGTGTAAATATTGGCATTCTTGCAAATAAGGCGGCAACTGCTAGAGAATTGTTACAAAGATTGCAAACTGCATATGAAAACTTGCCAAAATGGATGCAACAGGGTATTGTATCTTGGAATAAAGGTTCAATGGAGTTAGAAAATGGCAGCAAAATATTGGCAGCATCTACGTCTGCTAGTGCTGTCAGAGGTATGTCTTTTAACATCCTCTTTCTCGACGAGTTCGCATTCGTACCGAACCATGTTGCTGACTCGTTCTTTGCCTCTGTTTATCCTACTATTACTTCTGGTAAGAACACCAAAGTAATTATTGTATCCACTCCACATGGTATGAATCATTTCTACCGTATGTGGCATGATGCCGAAAAAGGTAAGAGTGAATATATTCCTACCGATGTTCATTGGTCAGAAGTTCCAGGTAGAGATGATAAATGGAAAGCAACAACTATTGCCAATACCTCAGAACAACAATTCAAAGTTGAGTTTGAATGTGAATTTTTAGGATCTGTTAATACTCTTATCAATCCCACCATTCTCAAAAGTCTAATATATGAGGATCCACTACAAAGAAATGCAGGATTAGATGTCTACGAAGAAACTCAAAAAGAACACAACTACCTTATTACTGTTGATGTTGCTCGTGGTTTGGGCAACGATTATTCCGCATTTATCGTATTTGATATTACCGAGTTTCCTTATAAAGTAGTTGCAAAGTATAGAAATAATGAAATTAAACCTATGTTATTTCCCAACATTATTCTAGATGTTGCGAAAGGGTACAATAACGCCTGGTTACTAGTAGAAATTAATGATATTGGAGATCAAGTAGCAGGTATCCTTCATTATGATTTGGAGTATGAAAATATTCTTATGTCGTCAATGAGAGGGAGAAATGGTCAAGTTGTTGGACAAGGATTTTCTGGCAGTAAAACACAACTTGGTGTGAGGACAACATCTTCGGTCAAAAAACTTGGATGTTCCAACTTAAAAACTCTTATTGAAGAATATAAATTACTTACCTTAGATTATGAAATTATTTCAGAACTAACAACTTTTGCCCAAAGACACAATTCTTTTGAAGCAGAAGAGGGATGTAATGATGACCTTGCAATGTGTCTCGTCCTTTTTGCATGGTTAATTGCACAAGAGTATTTTAAGGAGATGACTGAAACTGATATTAGAAAAAAAATTTATGAAGAACAAAAAAATCAAATAGAGCAAGATATGGCACCCTTTGGTTTTATTGCTGATGGATTTGATAGTGAATCAACATTTGTAGATAACTCTGGAGACAGATGGTATTCTGATGAGTATGGCGATAGATCTTATATGTGGGATTACAGGTAATGAATTTTGACGATCAAGTTGAACTAGAGCATCTGCTATTCTTTGATCGTAAATGTAGAGTATGCGGAGAAGTCAAAAGTTTACTCGACGATTTTTATTTGACCCGAAAAGATAGAGGAACATTACCATCTGCATATTCATATGAATGTAAGCAATGTACAAAGAAAAGAGTCAATAAAAGAGAAAAAAAGAGATTGATTATATGGGAATATCCAGATTGGTAAATATCACGTATGGTTTCCCCACTGAAAATACCCCTTTTCATAAATATTTTTAGATAAATTTGGATGCGAGGACAAACAAGATGCCATTAAATTTAGCATCTCCTGGAATTAAGGTAAGAGAAGTAGATCTTACTGTAGGAAGAGTTGATCCATCTTCTGCGAAAGTTGGTGGGCTTGTTGCTCCTTTTGCACAAGGTCCTGTCGAACTTCCGACAGTAGTAGGATCAGAAAAGGGTTTACTTGATAATTTTGGAAAACCATATGGAAATGATAAGCACTATGAGCATTGGCTCACTGCTTCTTCTTATCTAGCATATGGTGCTCAAATGAGAGTCGTCAGAGCAGACGACGATCAACTTCAGAATGCTTTTGTGGGTTCAGGAAGTTCAATCAAAATTAAGAGTATTGAACATTACGAACAACTTCAATATGACGAAAACGTAATTGCCGGTAAAACATTTGTTGCCAAGAATCCAGGATCTTGGGCAGATGGAATCCGAATTGGTATTATCGATGGAAGAGCAGATCAAATTATTAGTGTTGCGAACACATCCGGAATAACAGTTGGTTTGGGCGTGTCTCAATCAGCTGCAGGAATTATAGTTGCTGGTCCCGGAACCACTACTGAACTTGATGGATACTTTAAAGGAATTGTTACAGAGATTGATGGAACTGATGTATCAGTAAAATTCCTCTCTCATGTATCTTTAGGAAACACTGAAACTCCTAAAGACTATCAAAATGGTGGAAATTATAAGTTCTCAAATGGTGTTGCAACACTATTTGTTGGTGCAGGTGCGGGAACAACTTCTGCAAATGCCACTAGAGGTGCACTTGTTTCTACTGCTACCACACATGCTGCAGGAGCATCTATTGATTCATATTTCTTAGAGAATTCATTAAATCTTGATATGCAAGGTGGATCACCATTAAGTGCTTCCGCAACTACTATTGGTATTGCGACTGCAGGAATTACTGTTACTGCAAACGATTTCTTGTCAATAGGAAACGAAATCATTTCTCTTAGTGGTGCCACTATCGGAGTGGGTCAAATTACCGGAGTGACAAGAGCTCAGGTCAATACATCAGCTACAGAACATAGTGATGGTGATGCAGCCAAATATCTTAAAAAGAATGCTAGTGTTGGAACAGTAACCAATGAACTTAGTGTTACTGAAACTAATATTGGAATAACGACTACAGCAGATCTTAGTACAAAAGTTAATGCTGGTAGTATTTTAGATATCGGCACTGAAAATATTTTAGTTACCGGATTTAATAATGGAGGTATTACACAAAAAACTCCAACAGCAGTTACAGACTGGTTCTCACAACAAACGGTAGCAATTTCCACTTCAACCGTTGGTGGAACGACAGTTACTACAACTCAACCTTGGAATACTATAGCAGATAAACCAGGAACTTCGCAATTTGCTACTGATAGGGGAGCAAGATTTGATGAAGTTCATGTTGTAGTTATTGATGGTGCTGGTAAAGTCACCGGAAATACCGGAACAATTCTCGAAAAACATCTTAGTCTTTCTAAAGCAACAGATGCGGAATTCTCTGCAGGATCACCTTCTTATTGGAGATCTTATCTGAAAACAAATTCAGCATTTGTTTTTGGTGGTGATGAACCATCTGATACTACTACTACTGGATTTAATGCTGGGGGATATACTCCAGTGACTGGAGGAAATTGGGACCAAGATGCAGAAGGAATTGTCTTCGATACTATTGGTAAATCCAATGAAGTTATGGAAGGTGGTAAAAATTATGATGGCAATGCAGTCATTACTAACGATAATGCACTTAAGGTTGAGTTGAGTAAATTAGTCGCAGGATATAGTTTATTTGAAAATGCAGATAATTTCAAAGTAGATTTCTTATTGATGGGATCTGCAAATTATACAAAAGAATCTGCACAGGCACTTGCAATTAAATTAATTGCAGTTGCTGATATTAGAAAGGATGCATTGGCATTCATTTCACCATACAGAAAAGCATTCCTAACGGATACTGCTGCTGGTTCGGTAACGGTTGAGAATGATGAAACTATTACTGAAAATATTCTAGAGTTCTTCTCAGCAATAACTTCATCATCTTATGCAATCTTTGATAGTGGATATAAGTACATGTATGATAGATTTGCAAATACATTCCGTTATGTCCCATTGAATGGAGACATTGCTGGTCTTTGTGCTCGCAATGATATTGATAACTTCCCATGGTTCTCACCTGCTGGAACTACAAGAGGTGCAATTCTTAATGCAGTCAAACTGACTTATAATCCTTCTCAAACACAAAGAGATAGATTATATTCTGAAAGAATCAATCCAGTCATTGTTTCACCTGGTGGTGGTATTGTTCTCTTCGGAGACAAGACTGGACTTGCAAAAGCATCTGCCTTTGATCGTATCAACGTTCGTAGATTGTTTATCTTCCTTGAAGATTCAATCTCTGCTGCTGCAAGAGATCAACTTTTTGAGTTCAACGATGAAATTACAAGAACCAATTTTGCAAATATTGTTGAACCATTCCTCCGTGATGTTCAGGCAAAACGAGGTATTCAAGATTATGTCGTCATCTGTGACGAAACAAACAATACTGCCGCTATTATAGATAATAATGAGTTTGTGGCAGAAATCTTCATCAAACCTGCAAGATCAATCAACTTCATTGGTCTTACATTTGTTGCCACCAGAACTGGTGTTTCATTTGAAGAAGTAATCGGTAACGTTTAATTTAGAGGTTTAAAGAAAAATGCCTAGTCGCCAACAACGTAATACCTCACCAGTAAGAACAATCAGTGATTTTAAAAGTAAATTAACTGGTGGTGGTGCAAGACCCAATCTATTTGAAGTTGAATTAGCATTCCCAAGTGCTGTTGCTATTGATAATGATGTTCTCCAAAAATCAAGATTTCTCGTAAAGGCAGCGGCACTGCCTGCCTCTACGATTGCTAATATTGATATTCCTTTCAGAGGAAGAATCTTAAAGATTGCCGGAGATAGAACTTTCGAAACTTGGACAATCACTGTCATCAATGATGTTGATTTCTCTATTCGTTCTGCTTTTGAAAAGTGGATGAATGCAATTAACAAGATGACTGATGGAACTGGACTTACAAATCCGGTGGATTATCAAAAAGATGCTATTGTAAAACAATTAGATCGTGACGGTTCTCTTCTCAGATCTTATAAGTTCTGGGATATTTTCCCAACTAACATTTCTACTATTGATCTAAGTTATGATACAACTGATACCATTCAGGAGTTTACGGTAGAAATGCAAGTCCACTATTGGGAAGCATTTAGAGGAACAGCTGCTCAGGCAGGTGGTGAAGATATCAGCTAAATAGTAGAATAACAGTCTAGTCAGTTTATACTATGGCAAAACTTTTTGGTTTTTCTATTGAGAATACAGAAAAAAAATCCAAAACTATAGTTTCCCCCATCCCCGTAAATAACGAGGATGGGGTTGATAACTATATTAGTAGTGGATTTTATGGTTCGTATGTAGATATTGAAGGGCAATATAGAACAGAATTTGATTTAATAAAAAGATACAGAGAGATGTCACTACATCCAGAAGCGGATGGTGCTATCGAAGATGTTGTAAATGAAGCAATTGTGAGTGATCTTTATGATTCTCCTATTGAAATTGAACTTTCCAACTTAAATGCAACAGATAAGTTAAAGAAAGCAATTAGAGAAGAATTCAAGTATATCAAAGAACTCTTAGACTTTGATAAAAAGTCTCACGAAATTTTTAGAAATTGGTATGTTGATGGTCGATTATATTACCATAAGGTAATTGATCTCAAAAATCCTCAGGAAGGAATTAAGGAACTGAGATACATCGACCCAATGAAAATGCGGTTTATCCGCCAAGAAAAGAAACAAGATAGAAATCTTATTGGACCAAACATTCCTAGTAGAGATGAATCTAAGAATGGAATTGCTCCAGAGATTGAAGAGTATTTTATGTATACTCCCAAACCTTCATATCCAGCTAATAATTTAGCAGGTGGTGGTGGAGCAAAAGGCACTAAAATTGCAAAAGATGCAATTACATATTGCACTTCAGGTCTTGTAGATAGAAATAAAGGAAATGTCCTTTCTTATCTCCATAAAGCAATCAAATCACTCAATCAACTCAGAATGATTGAGGATTCTTTGGTCATCTATAGATTATCAAGATCACCAGAACGTCGTATTTTTTATATTGATGTTG